TCATAACCATTAGAATAATAAATCATTGTTGATGCACCTGTAAGTGTAATACCATAACCACCTGTTTGAGGTGTACCAATTAAGAATCTAACTTTACTATCTGGGTTTTGAATATCCTTAATTGCTTTTTGTCTAGACTCTGTATCTGTATCACCAAAATAGGTAGCTGTGCTGCCAGGATATTTTTTCTCAATTGTTTTAACCAACGTTTTAATATCATGACGATAGTGGGCCCAGATAACAGCTTTACCTTCTATCTCTTCCAACACCGACATTAATTCATCTAACCTATTGTTTTTTATTTCTTGTACTTTACCATCGTCAGAAACAAAGTGACCACAAGTAATTTGATGGAGTCTCATCATTTGAGTTATAACATTTGCTGTTGTAACCATTTTACCATTTAATTCTGCTAGCGCTAACTCTTTCATTTGTCTATAAACTTTCTCTTGTTCTCTCGTTAGCTGCACCATACGTTTCATAAACGTTTTCTTTGGTAGATCTAAACAATCATCTTTTAATACTCTGTATGAAAATTTCTCTAGCTTCTCTGATAGCTCACCTAAATTTTTATAACCTGTCACAATATTTACCGATCTTCCTGATACATTAATACTTCTCATGTAAGCGTATCTTGTTCTAAAAGTATAGTATGAGTCATGGCCTAATAACCAAGGATCAAGGAAATGACATTGTGTATATAAATCTAAGGGTGATTTAGTTACAGGCGACCCTGTTAATATTCTACGATAATCAGCTAGATAAGACCATTTTAAAATATTTTTAGTTCTTTGTGCACCTGGATTTTTAATAGTTGTAGATTCATCAATAGCCATTATAGTTTTATGACTAGATAAAAATTTAGAAGCAAACTCAACTCCTTTTGTTGTAGAGAAAGCTTCTACATTCATAATCAAAATATGAAGATCTGTACCTGTTTCAAATAAAGTATTTAATTTTTTCTCTTGAGTCTTATTAATATTAGCTTGCCACAACACTACTTTTTTAACTATGTGATCGGGTAAATGTGTAGGTATTTCAGACTCTTGCCAGTTTTTATACACACCTTTTGGAGCTATAATTAAAGCACCATCTATCTCGCCTTTATCATAAAGCATAGAGATATTGTCAATAAGTACCTTAGATTTACCAGTACCCATCTCCATAAAATACGCAAACACCTTCTTATCCCATGACTTTTTCAAAGCAGTCAATTGATGCTCGTATGGCTTGGTTTTAAACTTATAAAACATATTTGCTTTTGCTTTCTAAAACAGTTATAACATAGCGACAGGAGAAAGTCAAATGTTTAGTTCTATTAATAAAGTTGGTGGTAATAATACTAACAAAAGTAAAGTATATCTTATTCAGGAAATACCTGGGACAAGCCAAGGTATGCCTAAATATAATATTATGGGTGCACAAAAATATGGTGAGTTAGTAACACTATTACCAGAACACTCACAAATTATATTGTCACCAGGACCTTTAATAGTAAAACTTAGAACGCTTCTAAAGAACATTACACCTGATGATCATCTTCTACTTACAGGCGATCCAGCTATCATAGGAGTTGCATGTTCTATTGTTTCTGACATTACTGGCGGAAAATATAAATTCTTAAAATGGGATAGACAGGAAAAAATGTACTATTCTATAGAAATTAATCTTTATCAAAAATAAGGCTTGACATATTATAATTATCCTATATATGTTCTTGTATGAAAGAACAAATAGGAGTCAAACATGTCAATTAACTTTGAACAAGATCAATCGCATGCGATTGAAAAAGCTAGTGATGCTAAAGATTTAGCAACACAAGTTACTAAACTACAAGAACTAGAGGATTTGATTAAAGCTAAAGAACAGCAAGTCAAAGATTTAAAAGCAACAGCAGAAAATATATCAGGTGAAGTCATCCCAACTATGATGACGGAAATGAATATTAAAACACTTAAACTAGCAGATGGATCTGCAGTAGAAGTGAAACCGATTTATGGTGCTTCAATTCCAAAAGATAAACAGGAAGAAGCATTCAACTGGCTTCGAGAAAACGGCCTTGGCGATCTTATTAAAAATGAGATCACCGTTGCCTTTGGTCGTAACGAAGACAACAAGGCGAGCGATTACGCAAACCTTGCATCAGAGCGTGGGTACCAACCGGTTCAAAAACTTAAAGTGGAACCCATGACTCTTAAAGCACTAGTGAGGGAAAGAATTGAAAACGGCAAGGATATTCCGGCTCACTTATTTAACGTGTTCGCAGGCAACCGAACAAAAATAACAAGGAAATAGAAACATGAAAAATGAACCAATAAAAAAACAAGCTGCAGGTGCACTAGCAACTGTTCAGTTTGAAGAAGACGCAGCTCAAGGTTTAGGGCAGTTAGGTCAACAAGATCTAGCATTACCCTTTTTAAAAATCTTGGGTCAACTATCTCCAGAAGTAAACAAGAGAGATGGTAAGTACGTACAAGGAGCAGAACCAGGAATGATATTCAATTCTGTAACTGGCGAATTGTACGACGGTGAGAAAGGTATTGAAGTAATACCTGCTTACTATTCATTAAAGTTTGTAGAATGGAAAGACAGAGGAGAAGGATCTGGAGCACCAGCAGGTGTACACCCATCTACTTCTGACATTCTATCTAAAACTACAAGAGGATCAGACTTTAAAGATAGATTACCTAATGGAAACTATGTTGAGAAAACAGGTAACCACTTTGTAATTATCAAAGGTGATTCACCTTCTACTGCATTGATTGCAATGAAGTCTACTAACTTGAAGATATCAAGAAAGTGGAACTCTATGATTGCAAGCATTAGAATGAAGGGGAAGAACGGTTTGTTCACTCCAGCATCTTTTAGCCACGTGTATAATCTGAGAACTGTACAACAGCAAAATGATAAAGGAACATGGTTTGGTTGGGAAGTATCTAAACTTAGACAGTTAGATCCATCAACTGAAGCTGATCTTTATTCACAAGCTAAAACATTCTCAGAGAGTGTATCCAAAGGTGATGTCGAAGTTAAATATAACGACGGCAAAGAAACTAAGGATAGCATTATCTAATTCCCAAGGGAATGGTTGCAACATTGATGGTGCTGGGGAGACTCGGCACCATCAGCTAATTGTATGAATGATAAGTTTATAAATATATTTACAGGGTTAGAGCGTAATTTTGGTTACTGCAATATTGAAAAAGGTTTTGTAGGCCAGGATGGTAAAATAGAATTTGATCCTAAAGATTTAGGTTGGTCCAAAAGAGCTATTACTTCTCAAGATTACGAGAATCATTTAACAGGTAAACAGTCTATTGGAATACAACCATGCACTGAAGAAGGTATGGCTAAGTTTGGAGCCATAGACATTGACGATAAACAACACAGCTACACAGATTTTCCATACAAAAAATATTTAGATCTTATAGCTAAACATCAAATACCTGTAATACCAATCAAATCAAAAAGCGGTGGTTTACATTTATTTGTGTTTACAAAAGAGTTTGTAAAAGCATCTGTCATTAGAACTTTTCTACAAGATATATTATTTTTATTGGGGTTACCTCAAGAAATAGAAGTTTACCCTAAACAAACAGAACTTGGTGAATCATCAGGTAATTTTATTAATCTTCCATATTATAAAAAAACAGAGAGACTTGCATTTAATTTTGATGGTAAGTTTTTTGACTACGAACAATTTTTAAAACTTGTTCAAAATAATTTACAGACTCCAGAATCTTTAGATACATTCACTAAAAAAATTATACAGGATGAATTAACAGGCGGAGCTGCTGAATTTATAGATGGTCCACCTTGTTTAGCTAGACTTACAAAAGAAAAGATGACAGATAACCGAGAAAGATTTCTTTATAATTATTCTGTGTTTGCAAAGAAAAAATATCCTGACAACTGGGAAGATAAAGTTAAAGAAGCAGCAAGAGAATATTTTGTTTATGATAGCAAGTGGGACGATAGTAAAGTTGAAGGTAAGATTAGAGATTGGAAAAAAAGTAAAAGTGATAAAGGTTATACTTGTTCTCAAGACCCTATCGCTCCTCTATGTTTAAAACAAACGTGTTACAAAAGAAAGTATGGAGTCTTAACAAATGTACAAATATCATGGCCAACTTTATCAGGTTTAACAAGAATAGAATACAGACCTGATCCAGAGTTTTGGTTGACAGTTCAAGTTGATGAAGAAAATACAAAACAAGTTATAGTAAAAAATATAGATAAACTTGTAGAGATGAGAGAGCTTAGAAAAGTAATAGCAGCACAAACTTCTCTTATACCTCCAAAGATTAAAGACGCAGACTTTCAAAAAATATTAGATCCATTGTGGAAGAACCTAGAAACATTAGATCCACCAGAAGGAACGAGCGACATAGATATATTAAAAGCCCACATTGTTAGTTATGTAAACGAAATGAAAGCTACAAGTCATGCATCATTAGAAAGTGGCGCAACATATGATGACGGTGAATATTTTTATTTTGTTTATGATAAATTTTATGATCACTTAAAAACAAAAGAATGGAAACTAAAACAAGATAGAACTGGAGTAATGATTAAAAAACAATTCAAAGGTGAATTAAGTGTACAGGTTAGATATCCTCATAAAAAAGGAGCTAAGATGAACCCTAGAATAAGATGTGTGAGATTACTTAAAAATAAATTCATACAGGAAGATGCACCTGACGAACAAATACAAATGAGAAACATTGATGAACTTATGTAAGATATACGGACCACCAGGTACCGGTAAAACATACAGACTTATTAGTAGAGCAAGAGCTTATGCACGGATCGGCTCCCCGTTGGATAAGATAGGTTATTTTGCTTTTACTAAAAAGGCAGCGAAAGAAGCAAAAGAGAGAATGCCTTTTCCTCCAAAACGTTTAAGGCATTTTCAAACTCTTCACTCGCTGGCATTTAATACCCTAAGTCTAAGTGAGGATAGAGTTATGCAACCTTATCACTACGAAGACTTAGGGAAACTTTTAAACATTAGAGTTAGATACCAGGATAAATTTAACAAAGAAGAAACACATTTTTTAACCTGTGATAATCCATATTACCAACTGATAGGTAGAGCTATGAATAAAGATATATCTATTGAAGAGGAGTTTAATTTAAACGAACATAATAGAAACGATGTGAGTTGGAATACTTTAAAACATATCTCTACTAATTTAGTAGAGTATAAAAAAAATAATAACCTTATTGATTTTAACGACATGATTCATCAGTTTATAAATAAGGCTGAAAAGTGTCCAGAATTTGACACCGTCTTTATCGACGAAGCTCAAGACTTATCAAAGCTACAATGGAAAATGTTTGAAGTTTTAAAACAAAAATCAAAACATATTTATTTAGCGGGTGATGATGACCAAGCAATCTTTAGTTGGGCTGGAGCTGATGTAGATAGTTTTATAGATGTTAAAGCAGATAAAGAAATAATACTAAATAAATCAAGACGTATTCCAAAGAACGTGCAAACCTATGCATTACAAATCATAGACAGGATACAAGGTAAAAAAGTAGCCAAAAATTATAAGGCAAGAGAAGTTGATGGTAAAGTAGAAAAAATTAGTGATTTATCACAAATTAATATAAAACAAGGTAAGTGGTTGATTCTTGCAAGAACAGGATCAAGATTAAGAAATATAATGGATGAATTAAAAAGACGTGGAATTTATTGTGCTACTAAAAAAGAAAAAAGTTTTAGCGAAAAATTATACAGAACTATTTTATTATATCAACGTTGGTGTAAAGGGGAACCATTAGAAGAACATCAAATGAAAGAAATAAAAGAATACACTGGTGAAGAACAGTTAGATAAAGACATACCTTGGTTTGATTCTTTTGTTGCTGCTAAGTACGAAGATAAATTAAATATAAGAAATTTATTATCTAACGGTGAAAAATTAAGTGACAAACCTAGAGTCTTTTTATCTACGATACATTCTATTAAAGGTGGTGAAGAAGAAAATGTAATTGTTGCTTTAGATTTAGCGCATAAGATTAGAAAAGCTTTGCAAAGAAGTCAAGCAAAAAGAGATGAAGAGCATAGAGTATTTTATGTTGCGTACACAAGAGCAGCACAAAATTTATATTTATTAAAATCAAAAATAGAAAGAAAGGGTTATCAAATATGACAGACAATAGTATATTCAAAGATATAGCACCGCAAGATAAGCAGATAGGTGGCAAGCATTATAAATCTTTTCACATTCAGCCGTATGAATTTATTTCAAAAAATAATCTCTCGTTCTTCCAGGGAAACGTTGTGAAATATGTTTGTAGATATCTTACAAAAAATGGTATAGAAGACTTAGAAAAGATTATACATTATTGTGAATTAGAAATTAAAAAAATGAAAGATATGAAAAAGAAATGAAGGTACCTTTATTTACAGCACAGACTGAATGGATAGAGCCGGAAGAATATCCAGATCTACGTCCATACGATGAAATAGCAATTGACTTAGAAACTAGAGATCCTGATTTAAAAACAATGGGATCTGGTTCTGTTATTGGTAATGGTGAAGTTGTTGGTATTGCTGTGGCTGTACCAGGACGTAAATATTATTTCCCTATTGCTCATGGATCAGGGCCAAACATGGATAGAAAAAAAACTATTGAATGGTTTAAAGATGTTTTAGCTTCTGATGCTATTAAAATATTTCATAACGCAATGTATGACGTGTGTTGGATTAGACAGATGGGTTTAAAAATAAATGGTTTAATTGTAGATACAATGATAGCAGCATCATTGATTGATGAAAATAGATTTAGATATGATTTAAATAGTTTATCTTGGGACTATCTTGGACATGGTAAGAACGAAGTTGCATTAAACGAAGAAGCAAAGTCTAGAGGACTAGATCCTAAATCTGAAATGTGGAAACTACCTGCAATGTATGTGGGTTCTTATGCAGAAAAAGATGCTGAATTAACTTTAGAACTTTGGCAAATATTTAAAAAAGAAATTATACACCAAGACATTGAATCTATATTTAATTTAGAGACTGATCTTTTTCCTTGTCTTGTTGATATGCGCTTTTTGGGAGTTCGGGTAGATTCAGATAGAGCCACTCTCCTAAAGCAAGAATTAGAAACAGAAGAGAAGAAACTCCTAATAGCAATAAGTAAAGAAACCACAATAGAACCTCAGATATGGGCTGCCAGAAGTATTGCAAAAGTATTTGATAAACTTTCTTTACCATATGAACGTACTGTTAAAACTAATTCTCCTTCTTTTACTAAAAACTTTTTACAGGAACACAAACATCCTGTTGTTAACATGATAGCAAGAGCTCGTGAAATAAATAAAGCTCACACTACATTTATAGATACCATATTGAGATACGAACATAAAGGAAGAATACATGCTGATATTAACCAAATAAGATCAGATCAAGGTGGTACAGTTACAGGTAGGTTTAGTTATTCTAATCCTAATTTACAACAACTACCGGCAAGAAATAAGGATCTTGGACCAATGATTAGATCTTTGTTTTTACCTGATGAAGGTAGAACCTGGGGATGTTTTGATTACTCACAACAAGAACCAAGATTAGTAGTTCATTATGCATCGCTTTATAAATTTCCATCAGTCAATGATGTAATAGATAATTATGAAAATGATGCGGCTGCAGACTTTCACCAGACTGTAGCTGACATGGCAGAGATACCAAGGACCCAGGCCAAAACAATTAACTTAGGTTTGTTTTATGGTATGGGTAAAGCTAA